AGAAATGGTAAATGGAGATGATCAGATAATTTTCATGCGTAAAGGATTGTTCTCATATTATGAAAAGATAGCCTATAAATACGTATATTATCATGAAGATGTTTCAGTTAAACATGGTCTAGGTCAAATAGCTAAAATATTTGATAAATATCCACAAATTACAGGTGCAGAATTCTTATCATGTATATTATTATATGATCAATTTTCAGGAAAATGTATGCTAGTTAGAAAATTGGAGAGATTCTTACAATTAACACCATTTACATATAATAATAAATTTTTAAATGTTAATAAATTTAGATATATGAATGCAAAACTAATGTTTGATGATGCAATGAATATTATATCAGTTCAAAATAACTTATCATTATATAAATTATATGCATGGAAAATGTATGAAATTGCTTATATAGAAATGCATAGATTAGAAGGTAAAATTAAATTAAGTAAAAAATTTTTAAAGAAAGTGGAAAAAAAATTGAATGAAAATAAATTTAGATTACACTTCAAATCATACTATTCACCCACTGAACAATCCGATAGAAATAATGCACAAGATAATTATGTATTTGATCAATTATATTATCAATTTTTGGAGAAAAATTTCGATATAAAACCTGCAGAAATTGAAGAATTAATTAAAACAATAAATTCTATTAATAGTAACAATTATTTAGAAAAATATAGATGCACAATAATAGATAAATTAAATAAATGTGAGACAATGGAGAAATACTTAAAAACCAAAAAAGAACTTGAAAGAACAAAAGTAGAAACAACAATTCAATTAGTNAACAATCAAATGAAAATTAATCAATATCACAATCACTAAAATTCTTATTTAATATAAGGAGGGTTAGACCCACTGCTTGGTAAAGCTACTAATATAAAATGAACTCTAACAAACCAGCTAAAACAACAATTAAAAAGAAAATTAAAAGAAAAATTCGTGTGAAAGGTAGAAGATTGCCAAATAATAGAAAGAAGAAAGCAAACATTATAAGAGGAAGAAAAATTGCCGCAGCATCTGCAAAGAACTTTAATAAAAAATTTAATGTATTACGTCAAAATGGTAATTCAGTAAGAGTAACAGGTCGTGATTTAATATACTCTATACCTGATGATTTAACATCACCAATTCAAACAAGCAATGTAATAACAGTGATACCAGCAAATCCAGCTTATTGGAAAGGAACAAGAATTGCTGCATTAGCCGCAGGATATCAAAATTATAGACCTATAATGTTTAAAATAACATATGTTCCAATGTGTGCTGTTACTCAACAAGGTAATGTAATAGGTGGTACAATATGGGATGATGGAATAGATAATGCGAATATACAACAATCACTAAGGACATCAAATGGAGGTTTTATGACTCAATGTTATGTACCACATACAACGAGAATTCGACCAAAATCAAATTTACAATTTAATTTATATAGAATGGGTGGTGATTTTACAACTACATCTAATCCATTTGTATTTATAGCAATAGCAATTGGTTGTAAAAACACAAATGATCAGAGAGTCACTCCAGGATATTTTTACGTAACATGGTCCTTTGAATTAAAGAATCCCATTGGCAGTGTTAATTCATATAATAATAGCGGCTTAATTCAGTATGAAGATATTAATGCAGAGATGAATACTACAATGATTAATTTAGATCCTGCATCACCCATACCATTTGGCGCATATATTAATGTTGAAGAAGAAGATGGTGAATTAGTTCCATATTATAATGAAAGTCCAGTAGAAATATTAGGCCCAACACCAACCTGGGTTTTTACATCTGTATCAAAGACTTCAACCGCAAAATCAATTAATAAAATTCCAATTTATTATGATGGAGTTAGCACATCAGATGCATATATAGGTAAAGATGCTTATAAAGGATTCATCAAGGTTTTAGAAAATTATTATGATATATATTTATTTATAGATGACAAATATGGGCCAGTAACAAATAAATATAAAATAACAACAGATGATACAATATTATTAGTCAATAATGTTAATCAAAATTTTGGCGAATATCAAGGATTAAAATCAGTTGAAGGTAAACGTATTTATCAAGATAGTGAAGTAAGTGAAACATGGAAAATGTCTAATTATAGGGCAGATAAAAATTCTTATTATACTGTATTAAATAACTCTAAAGCAAGGAAGCGCATTGCTAACAATTTGGCAAATTCTATTGATCACTTAGATATAAATGAAGAAGATGCTATCAAACCCAAGTAAATATTAGCACTTCTAGATAAAACAACAATGCTTTACTAAAGCAGGATAACGCATCCATAAGTGCGTTGTGATAAG